TGCCTGGCAAATGATTTCTATTGGGATGGCGTGTTATCAGCACCAGTAAATATCAGGGATTGGGGCCATGAGAATGCGCAATATTTCTTCTTAGACTTTTTAGTGTTAGGTGGCAAGTTATCACTACAGCCAACTTTTCCAGTTAATAAAGGATCAGATCTAAATGGTTACACCTTAGGCGGTGCTTATGATCGTAAGCCGGTAATATCTGCATTATTTACTGATGGCAATATTATTGAAGATTCGCTTAGCGTGAATTGGTATCCTGCGGAGCAACGTAAAGCGCCGCAAGTATTAGTTACTATGCGCGACGAAGTGGAAAATGGGTTTGCTGAAACACGCAACATCCTGGTTAAACGTATTGATCCAGCTAATCCCAACCCACAAGTTGAGGCCATTGATTTTACTGGCTTTTGTACTAGCGCAGATCACGCTATAAAGTTTGCAAAGTTACTAATTAACATGCGATACCATATCACGCATGTAATATCATTTAAAACTTTACCAAATGGCTTAGCTTTGCAGCCAGGGCAATATTTCCGGGTATCAAGCCAAGCAAGGCATGTGGAGCGGTTCCAGAATGGTTATGTATTGCAAGATGGCACTGTGGTATCTAGCAGCCCAATGGCGGCTGGCGATTATGACGTATATTTCTGGCGTTCTGACATGACGAAGGTAGAGGAGCGATCAATGGCAATCGATGCTAATGGCAAGACCACGCCTGAATTTGCAAACAGCGTATTCACGCAATACAGCTCTAGCACCAGCAACCGCTTGTACAAGGCAGAGATGATCGCTTATGATGAGGAAGGAATGGTCGAAATAACCGGCAGTCACGTACCTGTTGAGACTGATGGCAAGATTACATACCTAAACATGGATGCAACGCTATTTGAAGTGCAAAACGAACAATGAGTACTGCAGGCCCCAACTTTCCAGACCTTGTGCCTACAGCACGGTCGATGTCACCTGGGGATTTTGCGGGTAAAACTTTCCGTTCACAAAGCGGCGTTGAATCACGAGTGCAATATGGCAACAAAGCATTTGATAAAACTTTAGATCTGGAATACAACAATATTGCTGATACTTCGGCAGCATTGATTCATGATCATTATTTAGCTTGTAATGGAACGTTGTATTACTTTTTGCTATTAGAGCAGCCGAAGGCAGGGGCACCTGGCTTTCATAATCCCAGCGGTAAGTTTGTATACGGTCAAGCTTATACCAATGTGCCAGGATTTACTGGAACAACGTTTTATTTTGGTTTAGATACAACGAAATCCACTCCAGCATGGTTTACAACTGCATCACCAGTTAATGGGGTGGTGCCGCATCCAGGTGATTCCCCGCTACCACCTGGCACTTATGTAAATGCTGCATCATTAACCGGCTACTACCCAGATCCCAATCCCAATGCTTTTGCTAGTGCTAGGTATAGCGCCACACCATTTGGGCTAAAATATCGTTATGCGGAACCACCGCAGTTTAATAGTGTAAAACCTGGGCGCATGTCCGTTACGGTAAAACTAATTGGAGTGCTTGACTCATGACCTACTACAGCGGCAAGGACGGCAGCCTCATTTATAACGGCAGCCAAGTGGCTAAGGTTAGCAACTGGAGCATATCCGCCACGGTTGATACGCTTGAAACCACAGTATTAACCGAAAGTGACCGCAGCTATGTTCCAGGGCTTAGAACTGTAAGCGGTAGTGCAACAATCTTTTATTATAACGATGCGCCCAAGTCATTGTTAGAACGCATTATAAAAAACAGCGCAGTAAGCGAATCAGATATACTTGTTATCAAACTCGGCTGGGGTGTTACATCTGATCCTCTCGTATCAACCAAGTTTATTCAAGGTAGTTGTATTATTACAAGTGCAGAGCTTAATTGCGCTGTTGGTGAAGTGATGCAGGCTAGTATCCAATTCCAGTTTACTGGCGCACCATCTAACACAACAACGCTATGACCGTCTATCTTGGCAATGCAGGCAATATAGAGCTTATTCGAGATAGTGGTGATGTAATTGCAGGAACAATAAAGCCTTCAAACGTTAATACTGCTAAGGGAATGTTTAGCTTTGATTTTAGTTCTGGTACGTTTGTAACAGGAGATTTTGTACAATTTATTGGCGCTACAACATTATCTTTTGTGTCGGGGTGGGCGTTCTCTCAAGGTAACTGGTTTGTTAACGTAGATCAACTCGGAGGGTTGCGGTTATATAACACATACTCTGATGCGGTAGCTGGCACATCAAACAACAGAGTTGCATTGGCAACACCCGGCGCTGCCGTTGCTGTTAGCTGTAGAATCCTTAATTCAGTGCCAAGGATATTAGCAAATATTATACGGTTTGAGTTATCAACTGATCGTGAGGCTGTTGATACTTCTAGTTTAGGCGATGAATTTAGGAATCAATACAGCACCTTGATCACTGGATCAGGCAGTATCGACTGTATTTTTGATTATGCAACCGCAGGACAGACTGAAATTGCAGTGTATCTGCATAACTTATTATTGCGTCAACAGTTTGGCAGTGATTTCAAGGCTAATCTTTATATCTTAACTGAAGGCCAGGGTCAAGGCGTCAATGCAAGCAACGATTCAGTGTGGTACGAAATTCAAGGTGTGATGACTAATGCAGCTATCCAATGCACGGCTGGCGATATAATTGAAAGCCGATTTACGTTTGTCACTACTGGCGAAATCAAGCTACGAGTGCAAACTGTCACCTGGGCTGACCTGTTGCTCAACTCTGCGGGTGATAGACTGGTTTTAAGCACCGCTGACGCGGACATCCTGGAGCTTGGAGAAGAACTGTAATGGCTAACCAGCGGATAGATCAGCTAACTGCTGAGACAACGCCAGCAGCAGCAGATGTGTTGCCAGTATTTTCCATTGCAGGTAGTGACACCAAGAAAATTACAGTTAAGAATTTAGTGCAGCAAGGCGCTGCATTAGTAGACGACGCATCAATACCAGTAGCCAAAGTCAACCTCAGCGGCATTAGCGGCACCAATCTTACGAATGGCACGGTAACCGCTGCCAAATTAGACACCAGCACCATCCCAGCTACAGGTGGTGTAACGGTTAGCTCTAGCAATCTGCAACTGGTGGCACCTACTAGCCCGATTGTTCGGAATGCAGGCACTGGATCGCTTGAACATGCAGTTAGTGGCATTGCTGCGGCTGGCACGTTCACAAAAGTAACTGTTGACCTGAAAGGCCATGTAACTGCTGGGACAACATTGGTTGGGGCTGATGTACCAGTTGCCACATCATCTGTTATCGGTGGTGTATCAATACCAGCAGCAGGTGGCCTTGCACTTACCGGCGGTGGTGCGTTAAGCCACAGCAATGCAGTTGCAGGCGGCGCTAGCACTCGCAGCGGTATCACCTACGACCTGCAAGGCCATATCGTTAGCACGGCTGCTTTAGTCGCGGCTGATCTGCCTGTTGCTACTACTGCAGTAAAAGGCGCTGTTATTGCAGGAACTGGCTTAGCTGTTGATGGTAATGGCATCCTCTCAACCAGTGTTGCTACAACAAGTGATTTAGGCGGCATCAAGATTGGTAGTGAGTTTGGCCTAAATGGCAGCAACCAATTGCTGTTGGCAACACAGGCAAACGTTGCAGGTGGCACTGCATATCCAAAAGTCACAGTAAATAGCAAAGGTGTTGTTACCGCAGGGGCAGCATTAACAGCAAGCGATATACCAGTTCTTGATGCAAGTAAGATCACAACTGGTAGCGTTGATATTGCACGTATTGCAGCTAATACAATTACAGGTGCCAAGTTAGCTAATTACGCAGTATCTAAAATCGGCGATACGCAACCAACTGCTGATCATATTGGCCAGTTCTTTTTTAACCCAATTTCGAGAGATCTTTTTCTTTTCGATGGCAATGTTTACCAGCCAATTGGAATAAGTGTGGGGGAAATTATATTTGGGGGCACCTTCGATGCAAGCGCAGGTGGGGGTACAGGCCACGTAGCAAGTGTTACAGCAGAAGGCACTGCTATTGGCTTGGTGGAAGGTTCGCCGTTACCTGCGGCTGCTACTGCTAACAACCGTTATTACCTAGTTGTAAGTGAAGGCGGCACCATCACTAGCGGTAATGCGCCAAACGTTGCCTTAGCGCCTCCTGATATTGTGCTATCGACTGGCATTGAATGGACAGAAGTTGACGTAAGCCAAACATTTACCAGCGTTAGTGCATCACAAGTTGCATTTACACCAGAAGGCACGATTGCAGCAAATAACGTACAAGCAGCAATTGAAGAAGTAAATAATGAAAAGCTAGGACTTGCTGGCGGTACGATAACAGGCAACTTAGAGATTGGTACTGCGGGTAGTTTGAGCTTTGAGGGTTCTACCGCAAACGCTTTTGAAACTACTATTGCGGTAGTAGATCCTACCGCTGATCGC